AGCGCACCGTTAAAGTCCCGGATGGTATCATGTGATTTGCACCCCACATTGCGCACCACCGTTTGCAGGGCATATTGCGGATTGCCTTGAGGCAAAACAGATATTGATTCATCCTGAAAGACAAAAAGATCTTCGCGGCCTGTATTCACATTGTAAAGACGTTTCAAGCCTATTCCGCGCCCATTATTCGGAAGCAGGTAAACATTGGCAACTGGCTGGTATTCAAGAAACGCCTCGGTATATGCCGATTCAGAATATCGAAGCTCATTGCCACTAAGCCAGAATTGCCTTTCATTGCACCCTTCGCTTATTTCACCTTGCCCCGGTTGCGCGTGATTATATTCAACCTCATCACCAAGCTGCGCATCGGTCACTGTGCTGCTTGTAAATGTCGTTGTCGAATTATCGGCAACCTCTCCCTCGTAATACCATTTCGCGCCACCGTTCGAGGTGCGATAGATATACCGAGCATTCACCCTCGCGTCTGAGCTTACCGGAATTGTTATTGTTGCAGCATTACTGGAAAGAGTCAAAGAATTGCTTGTAGCCGAAGGATCGCTTTCGTAAACTTCAACCCCGCTCTCCTCAATTCCAAACGTCACCTTCCAAGCATAATCACCAGTCAGCGACCCAACACCACCAGAAGCAGCAGATGGAGCACTCGCAGGAGCGGCAAGGCCCACATCGCTTGCTGTCGTTACATTGATTTTTTTCTGGGTAGTAAGCCCATTCACAAAGCACTTTCCGCGCAATGTGTGCATATGCAAATATTCATCCGACAAGCTGGATATTCGCGCAGTTTTGCTTGTAGCATCAACCTCAAAAAGACTTCCATTTGACGCAACAAGAATATGTGAATCACCGTTCAGATCAACATATTCATGCACCCCTCGAAATCCAGCTTCAAATGTCGGCCCCCATAAACGGCGACCGGGACGAAAAAGCAGTTTTTCACCGTCGATATGAATATCAGATGCAGAACGAAAGCGGTTCGAAGCCATAGCAATAGGGTCATGAAATTCATCCACGCCACCATTTTGCTGAATGAACCCACTGCTTTTGATTTTAGTCATTCCGCCCATATTTATAAATCGCTCTCGAATTGATCGGATACATCTGATGTAAAGCCTTCGGCATTGCTTGCATCGGCAATATTTTTTCCGGTCGAATCAAGCGTTTTTACAGTCACAAATTGATTATTCAGGTTGTAATTGAATGATTGCCGCTCTTCATGCGCCAGCTTATCGGCAGCTTGCAGCTCGGTAACAAACATATCCGAATGGCCCCATTTGTGATAAAACGCCTGGATATACGACCAAAGAACAAATTCCATATCCTCGGAAACGGCCTCAATGATATCGTCCATATTCGTGCGGATATCGCGCGGCGTTCCGTATGCCGTATAAACTCCAGTAGCCTCGGAGTCTTGCAGGGTAATGGTCGATGCTGTTTCGTCGATGGAATAGACAACAGACGAGCCGGCAGAATCGCGGATATCTTGAATTTTCTTTATGGTTTCAGGGATGCAGTACGCGGATCCAGCATTTGAGAAAACAAGCGACTCAGAAATGATAGGGGCATCCATTACCGAAATGAATTTCCGCAAAGAATCGGCCAGAATATCGGTTTGCTCATCAGATGAAGGGCTGCCAAGAATTTTCAGGCTTCGCGTCATCCGTGCTTTTATGCCAGCAGTGGTCAAACCCATGATCAAGCCCTTTCATCAAGAGCGATTTTGAAACCTTTTTTTGTCAGCCAGGCAATGATTTTTTCATCCCGCGTCGCATACCGGTATGAGTTTTCATGTTTAAAGCTCACTATACGCACAGGGAATCCCGCAGGCGTAAGATATTCACCTTGCCCGAGGAAAACTACCACCGGAGATTCTGGGGCTTTTTGCGGCACCGGGGCAAGCTCTACGCGCAGCTCGTCTTTTGGATCAATCCGTATCGCCGGGAATATCCCAACGTGTCCACTCATTGTGGTAAGCGGCATCTTTGGCCCGTTATCCGGTTCTTTTCGAAACGATTTTCTTCCCATTAAGTCCATCCTATGAAAAGGCGGGAGCCGAAGCCCCCGCCGGTTGCATTATCGCAGATTGAATGTCCCGCCTTTTTTAAACACCGCGCGTATCCAGTTTTTCAACTCGATAACGCTTGAATCAACGTTATAAATTCTGAATACTATCGCCCTCCCAGTAAGGCTTGCAAGAGAGACCCATGTCATATTTTTTCCACCTGAAGCACAGGTATCAATTACTGTCCACGTGGAATTAGTATCAGCAAGTCGATTTCCACCAATAATCTGATATGCGATTTCAAAGGAATCCCCAGAAGTCATACATCCGGCCTCGGCCATAATCTGAAAGCCTGAATACATTGGCTGACCATTTGCCTCACATAGAGAAATCGGGCCATAAAAACACGTAGTATCAGCCGCCTTCATACTGTCAGTTCCACCAACAACATTGTCAACCAGATTAATAATTTTTACATCAGCAGGAGTGCTGCCAGTGAACCACGACTCACCAGTGCGCGGATCAACAGATGCCACCGGGAAAGCGGCCTGCGCAACAAAGGCGAAAGCCACAATGATTAAGAGAACAAACGCTTTTTTCATACTGAAAAACTCCTTATTGAGTGTGATTGAAAACATGGTTAAGCAGCCTTCCCAATCGTGATGATTTTGTGATGATCAAGCGATTTTACTTGCAAGCCGCATTCAGTGATATACTGAGCCTCTTCAACGTCATCGCCAGGTGTCCTGGTATCAGGATCCAGCTTTGTATCGCGGCCATCGATATACCGATAGCTTAAGCGCGACAGGTCAAGAACACAACCATACCCCTTGTCGGCATCGTCGAAGAACTTGCCGAATACACCGGCGCTCATCATCTCAAGGATTCCATGACCGGTATCGATCTCCTTGACCGTGAGGCCGTATTTGCTCTCGTATGGTGCGGTTTGCTGTTTCACGCGCGACCAAGAATTGATCAGAGAGCGCAGGCGGCCGTCGGCAAGAAACTGCTTGCGTGAGGGGCCATACTGGAAGATCGATTCGGATATTTCTCCAAAGAAACGATCCTCGTCAAGGTTTCCGGCGCAGTCAATTGTCCGGCTTGTGCCAAGCTCTGCCAAAAGCCCGCGGGTCAGATAAACGGTTGTGCCGTCGGTATCAGTCGTTGAATCCGCAGCAGGATTGAACCAGAAAGAGAACTCAATATCCTTTTTGTGGTTTTCGAGTGCCTGGGTCTGCTCTTCATCCCATGCGCTGTTGTTGACAACAAGCTGGACTTTCTGCATTGTGCCAGTAACGCCCCAAGAGCGTTTGAAAATCTGATTATACCGGCTACGAGGAGAGGCAAGCTGGCTTTTCAAAGTGCGCTTGCTTCCACCCTGTTTTGCAGCGTACCCAACGACAACCCAAACATCGGACGCGCCAATTGTGAAAGCGGTCGATCCAAGGTTACGCCGTGCGCTAACGTTTGGGGAGCTGATTGCATAAACATAAACAACCTCACCGGTTGCCTTGTTGCGCAGGGTGTCACCAACGGTCAGATTGGTTGTGGCTACCATCGCAATTGTTGTAGTTGTGGTATCAGCAACCGCCCCGTTTGTCGTGCAGGTGCGGGCAAGGGGATCTTTTTCGATCACCTTATAATCGATCTCCTTTGACGCTTCGCGCTTGATTTTTGCAGGAACATCTTCAGGCTTGTCCTGACCGGTTTTGTAGAGCTTTCCACCAGTAAGGCTGATAAGCGGGCAGTCGGTCGGTTCGCCAACGTGCCAAATTACAGGGGACACTTCCACATCAAGAATGCCTTCAGTCGAGGCATTCGCAGTGGTTCTTGCAGCAGCAGAAATTGTCATAATGAACTCCTATTGTTTGTTAATTTCTCATTGATACACCGCGGCCGTAATTACTTGTGCTTATGGCTATTCTGGCACGTTCATCTTGCGGTAGCGGCCTGTCGGTCGAAGGTAAATTTGCCTTGCTTGCTTTTTCTCTGTCCTTTTCCCACTTCTGCTTTTCCTTTTCGATATCCTTTGTAAAGTTCGATGCCTTTTGAATTGCGGCAGCGGCCTTTGCAAAAAAACCGAAAAGGTTTTTATCGGCAAGCAAATACTCTGTTGGAATTTTCAATAATCCGGCCAACCCTTGAACGTGTTCCATGACACCACTTGTCAAAAGATTGCTTTCGATAGCAGGATCAATTTTTTTCTGCTCAAGGATATTGTTTTGATACGTTGACTTGACGGAATTATATTCTTCCTCAAGTTTTTGCCTTGCCGCCTTTTCTTCGGTTGACTTGTTTGCTTGTGAAAAATGAAATTTCGGCTCTTCAGCCAATGCAGCCCGATAATCACGCTCAAACATTGCTTTCACTCGACTGTAAGCATCAGGGAAAGACTGCGCAAGGGTTGCTTCATCTGGAACACCATGCAGCAAAAGAAGATCGTTAAGAATCGCCTCATATCGCTGATTCAAACTTTCGACCGGGCTTAATTCTCTTGGTTTTTCCTTGTCACCGGGTTTCGGTGCATTGACAACGGTCTCGGCAGCTTTCCCGGACTCGCCATCTTTTATTTTTCGCACCTCTTCCCGCAGCCGGTTCATTTCGGCCTCGGATTCGCGCTGCGCTTTCACCGAGGTTTGAAGCGACCTGCTTTTTTCGATTTCCCCAAGATCATAACCCTTTGCTTGAGCAAACCTCACCAGATCAGGATCAAGTTTCGGCTGTTCTGCCGTCTTTGCGCCAGGCTTTGCGGTAGCATCCGCCGGGCTTTTCCCGCTGTCTTGATCGGTTTTAGTTTCGCCAAGTTCAACGCCCTGAAGTTTCGCTTGTATAGCGTCTTGAGCGCTGACCTCTTGCGTCTTTCCCGATTCATCAACAGCCTGATTATCGCTTTGCTCTTGCGTCTGCGATACGTCGCCACTTGTCGAAGTGTCAACTTCGCTTCCTTGTACGTTCTCTTCTGCCATCAGTTTCTCCTTGTTATGGGCCAGAAATAAAAAAGCCCCAGAGGCCGGTTTTATCCGACCTCTGGGGCCTGTTTTTCAGGAACCCTGATTTTTCTTTTTGCTACCGCGGTTTAGGTTTCCCTTTTCCGCACTTGCTGTTCATATTGTAGCCTTTCTTTGGGTGGAAACACTGTTTGCACCTGCTCTACATTTCGCAAACCACCATCAGAAAAATTCAGCCGCACACTACCAGTACGCCGATACTTTTCAATCTGTAAAATCGCCTCAGAAGCCCATTCTGGCAAAGTGTACGTCATTCAGATATCCCTATACTTGTTTCGCAGTTGTCAAATCCTATTATCAACCGTGTTTTCACGCGAGAGTCAATCAACGGCTCAAAAATATCTATCATTTTCATGTTTATTTCTCGCATCAATACAATATCCGGTTCATCCGGCTTGAATTTTGGCGTTTTTCTGTCAAAGCTTGCAAGTTTACAACTGAAATCATGCTCTTTTATCTCTCCACGGTCAGCAAGAAGGTAATAATTATACTTGAAAGGCCCGTTTTCAATGAATTTACTTTCGAGAAATGCCTTTGCCTCGTTTTTTAGCTTTCCAATATCAACCGAGACTGTTTCCGCCATCTTCCTTGCTCGTTTTTTCAATCTGTTTTAGCTGATCAATCACATCTTTTGCCTGAAAAGGAGCCGTGAGAAGCCACTTGATTTCCTTGATGCATGCAACATAGCCCTTCAGTTCATCCGGGGACTGCGCCCGGTCTGCCTGATCTCTTGCATTCGACAAAGCGCGCGCCACAAGATCAATAAAAATTGTGTTTCCTTGAAACGCTCTTACATTTTCCAAATATTCACGATCAGCCCATTTTGCTTCAAACGGTCTAATGTCGTTCGAAGGAACCGGGCAATATACCTTTTCTGCTTTCACAGAATTTTTATGCCATTGCCATCGCATTTTGTGCCATTCCAGCACCAGCAGGAGCCGGTTCAGGTAAAGATGGAGCAGCCGGGGCAGCGGGTGCGCCCCCATTTGTTCCCGAGGTCAGGCCAGCGGGAGACGGTGGCTGCACTAATGATGCACGTAATTTTTCAAATCTTCCTTCAATTCCGTCAATTGTCAATGCCTTGCCAAGATCCTCGTATCCATCAATCAAAAATTCGGCAGGCAAAGGTGTTCCGCGCGCAGTCAGGAGCTTATCAAGCCCGTCCACCATGCGGATATAATTCATATATTTTCCAGCCTCTACATCCGCAAGTTTGCGCCGTATCTTAAATGAGAACTCACCTCCCCATGCTAATTCATACGGATAATGCTTGATGATTTCAACCCGCTTGTCCCCGACATTGGCGACCTTCGGCTCGGTAAAAAACTTCATGTAGTGCTGCATTTTAAGGCTCATACCGTCCTGAATGCCCTGGTCGCATCCTTGCTGTATGGCAGCCGTAACCGCATCTTCACGCTGGGCCATCAACGAGATTCCGGTTGCAGTATCATTAAGCTGGTTCGATTCCTTGCCGCGCAAATTGCTCGATGGCCCGACTTCCTGCTTGAGCTTTTGAATAAGCTGAATGACATCACCAACCGGAGGAATACTTGCGGCGTTGCGATTCACCACATCGATCATCTCGTTAAAATTGCCGCCCTTTTCCATTGCAAGAATACCAAATGGCAACCCATTAATCAGGGCGTTTTGCCCACCCATGACATACGCCGGATTAATTTTATACATGAATTTCAGGGCACTATTCATATAGTCAACGTACTGGTTGACAGTGCTGTTTTCCCAATTGTTAATAGGACGCAACATGTCATTCGGCCCCACACCAAACGGGCCGTCAGGGTCAGGATAGGTTTGCATTTTCCAATAAGGTATTCGATCAAACGGAGAAGGGCCAATACGCAAAAAGCAGTTATACTGTTTGCAGTAGAGCGCATGATAGAAGGTGAAATCCCCTTCATTCCCTCGGAACCAAATAGGCCCGAAGTATTCATCGGCGATCAAGAACCGTTTGCGCCCTTCCCCATCAGTTCCTCGCTCCTCATAATACGAATCGCTTCCGGTTGTATATCCGCCGTGCATCCCGGCTTCAATTTCTTTCAGAATCTTTTCAACACCTGGCTGATAATAGTCAGGGTGCCCACGCATTTTGTAAATTTCGCTGATATGCAGCGGAAACCGGGTCGATCCCCACTCACTTGTCTTGAAATTCCTGACATTTACTTTATGCGCAAAATTAAGAGGATGAATCACCTGCGTACAGGTCATTTCTTTGCGCTGGATCATTTGCTGCTCGACCGTGCCAGCATCAAAACCATAAGCATCTACAGCCGGACGACGCAGCGTTTTGCTCTCTTGATATATACGTACATACTCCCGGCCAACCGCCACCCCGCACAACTCAGTATACCAGTCCATGTCGCATTTTTTCTCTATGAAGTCAGATATCTGCAGATCGTAGTTAAGATCAGCTTGTGCGATTTTGGCAAGCTGGATGGCCTCTGGGTTGCGCTGCGAATCATCGGCGACGCTCACCCAGATAAACGGATCAGAATTGTGAGCGGCTTTAAACTGAGCATCAAGAGCCTTGCATCCAAGAAAGAACGTTGGCAAATAAAGTTTTGAGCGCCATTGCGGAAGTTTTGAATTGTTCCGGCAATAATACGCCTCAATGCGATTTTTGTATCGCTTTTCCCAATCCACATACTCGGTTGAAGAGTAAAAATCACCTACAACAGCCTTAACCGCTTCGTAGGCTTTTTTTACCTGATCTTCATTGCCAAGATCAATCATCTTACTTCCCCCGGACAGGTTGACCACGCTGAGCATAAAACCGCACAACCCACTGGCTACCAATGCTTCGCTTACGATTGTTTGCCTTGCCGGTAACCTTGAGCACAACTCCGGGCGCATAGTCAAGGGAAAAGGATTTATAAGCGGATGCGCCATATCCAGTAACCGCAGCGCCGATAGTATCACTTGCGTGCGTACCGGTCAATGCGCTGGCAAGGTCAAATTCCGAAGAAGTTTTGCGCGCCTTCGCAGCCGTAGAATCCATATCCTGAACACGCAAAGAATCCCAAAGCAAAGAGTCAGCATCAGGAGATTTTAGGAGTAGGATATTTTTTTTGCCGATATCAAAGACTTGCCGCGTCTCGATAGTTACGCATGCACTATCACCACCGAACCCGGCAACCCCGGTATCGTTTGCGGTTACAACAACCGCAAGATTTTGATAGTCCCCGCACCAGAAAATCCTCGAGTATTCGGACTCAGTGCTGTCGATCCATAGAGTATCCATCTGGTAAATCTCATTGATCGGCGGCCGCTCCTGGGCGACAACAGCAAATACGACAAGCAGCAGACACAATACCTTTTTCATTCCTTCATCCCCTTTCCGCTTTCCTGTGCTTTTTCAGCAAAGGCGCGCATTTTATCTTTTGATTTTTCCATCTTTACAATTTCGAAAGATTGATTATGCCGGTCTTCGCCATCGTAACTGTCCATACTGTCAGATACCAATTTTCCTTTGACAGTAAAGACAACCTCTTCACCCATTTTGCAATCAATACAATCGTCTCCACTTACATGTAGGCGCGGCTTTACGTCTTGCACGGCTACACTTAATCCGCTTTTTTGCTTTGCCATCGTATCCCCTTTTTCGGAACATATTTCAATTCGTACACTTCGCATTTTGCTTTATAATTATCACGCTCGATTTGCATTTGAATCAAATTTTCAATCAGCGCTTCATTATCTCTTGTGCAATCTCTTATTTCCTCTTGTATAGTATACTCCGGCTTGCTTGCAGCGCAGGCCAAAAACAGACAGCACAAAAGAACAATTCTCATCAGTCATCAACCTTCTGGAAAAATTCAATCTGTGAATCGCCGTGCTTTTCTGACTGCATGGGATTTCTCGTATCGCAGGAATCAATCATATCCTGCGGGACATCCCCGCCGCATGCCGCTTGCCGCAAATCCTTCATCAGCCTGCTCATTCCGCGTCCCCCGCGCTCTGCGGTCAGCGCATTAAACTCATCAGCAGCAAAGACCGCATGAAACATATCGTCTTCGGCTGATACGACCGGCCGCCCACCACCGGCCCTTGCCATAATACCGGCCATGCGCTCCTGCGCAAGATGTTTCGGAACCCAAATTCCTTTACTAAAACTCACACCCACCCCGTTTCACTATCTCCGACCGCAACCGCGTGCGCCCGGGAAAGTTTTATCATTGATTCGTAGCTTTGATTTCCGTTTTTGGAATTCGCCCCTTCACCCTTCAAATTCATTGCATGCACAAAGAAATACCTTGCCTCATCGCCTACGTGATCGTCTCCACCCTTGAGCACATCGCTTTTATTTGTCTTGTGGTAAACCAAAGAGGGGATATAGGTCTCATACTCATCATTCAACCCATCCCAATAAAAGCTATTCGGCTGACCGGCCGCATCCAGACAAAACGCAGTCCGCATTATCCGCCACCCATTCACCCGCTGATTATTCGCAGGAGTAAGGGTCAAGCCGTACTGTTCGAAAATATCCGCCACGGAAAACGAATTACTCACATCCATTTTCCGCTTGATAAACATGCTCGGATCAGCCAATACCTTTTTCGGCATAGTTCCCGAAGTCCAGAAAAAGCTTTTTATCTGCCCGACAATATTCCGCGCGTGAGTCTCGGCATCGCCGCGCCCTTGGTAATACGTAAATAACCGATGCGGCTTTCCACGTTCATCTATATGCCATAACCCGAAACTTGTCTTGCTTGCACCTTCACCGTCACCGTCCCCATAATCCAACGACCCATACAAATTGCACAAATGAGGCTCAATAAAAAACGGCAACTCCCGCAGGTGCGGCCCGAACTCAGGAAAAAACATACCCTCAAATATGTCCGGATCCCCATCCATAAACGCCTTCCGAAGATGCTCCGGAAGCGCCAAAAGCCGGTCTTTGTACCCGGCGTCCAAATATGGGTTATCACTCCAAAACGCCTGAACAAAGGCAAATTGCGACGGTTTTTCCCCTATATCCCAATGAGCTTCGCTCCCCCACTCATCCGCCAGTGCCTCCGGATCCTTTTCCAAACCCGGCCGCATCCATTTCCGCCAAAACATCCGCTTCAACCACTGATGCCCAACATTACCCCAGTTCCACGTCAACAACATCTTCGGCACTATCTCCCCAGCCTTCGATCCACATGCAGAAGCATTCGCATGGCGCAGGCAACTACGAAGAGTCTGAAAGAATATCTTCGTCCACATCTGCGCCTCATCCATCAAAATCGTGTCATATTCCGACCCCTGCCTTCTCTCCAAATCATCCTCAGTGTCCAAATACCGCAAATCTATCACCGACTTATTCTTGAACTCAAACGTATGCTTCTGATCCCGGTAATCATAAACATGTTCCGGCCATTCCTTCTTTAATTTCCTCACATGGTTACTGTCCAACTCATCCAGCGTCTTTCTCACTATCAAATGCGTAGTCCCCGGATACGTCAATGCCCGTATAGCAACCGCATTCCTCCCTCCATGACTCTTACCGCCACCCTTCGCACCACCAAACCCAATAACCTCAATATCAGGACGGCGCATCAATTCCCACATGCGGCGCTGCTTAATGTTTGTCGAGAAATCTACTGTTATGTTCATAAGTAAAGGAATGTTTTTAACTGAAAAAATTTGGGGGAATGGTATGGTACCTTATGCATGCCCCCCCCCCCTTGTCGTCGGGGGTGGTGGGGTGCCTGGATCCTGCCTATCTCCCCCACAATACATACCTGGCCATATCTCTTTCCCTGCGCGCAATACGCCTAATCACGCCAACCACCCACAACCGGGCAGCCTGCCACAACGTCATCGGCTCATAAATCGACATACACACGGCACATTCCTTTGTCAATGGTAATTATTGCCGACTTGTCGCATAAAGACTATTATGTAAACTATTTATCGTAAAGGAAAAACCTTATAAGTCGTTGAATTATATTAACAATCTTGTTAAGTAGTGCCTTAAACCAGATAGACAGAACGCTATTAATGCGCATAAATAGACACTTTTTTGATATGTCGTGAGCGGTACCAGTTACGACGTTTTGACGGTTATCTCCAGCCTGCCATCTGTTTTGACATCCATCCTATCGCCGTATGCATCAGGATGATATTTTGATGCAGCCCATTTCCGCGCATCGATACGGTTGCGCGTTACCTGTGGATCCCCTTTTTCGTCTGCGATTTCTGGGATCTCATCAGCCAGATTGTGAGCTCTAATAGTTCGCGCGCGTGTGTATCTTGCTATAGCTAAAGCGCTGCGCTTTTGATGTTCCTCGGTATCGTTTACGTTTAGGAAATCATAAAACGATCTATGACTAATATGCAGAGAATCACACGCCTTTTTTAGCCCGATGTTTTGCTCTTCGATCATGCAGCAAATTTGCTCGAATTTTTCAGGGGAGAGAGGAGAAGGATGTTTTGATTTGGCAGGTATCATACGGACAATATAAGCGATTATCAACAAGTTGTTAACAAGTTATCAACATTTTATTGAAAAGTGCTTAATCGCTTATATAGTATAATATATATATTATGGGGTTTTTGTTGTGTGGGTTGACGCTGGGAGTGCAGCCAGCAATCAGGGCGTAGTATCATGGGGCATTAGGGTAATTATTTGGTGCTTTATCCTGCGGGTATTTGACCGGGTTGGTTCCGGGCGGTTGTCTCCGCCTCTCCGTATCGTGGTGCATCGGCGCTGCTTGTGGATCCAGTGCTCTCCGCCGCGCAGGCTTGGATGGAGATTATCTGGGTTACAGCGTCGAGGCTGTCAGGTGCCGTCTCAGGGCGCGTATGTGGGCATTATCTCATACCTGATAATATAACTGATTTTCGGGCGACTATTTGCCTCTTGTGCGTAAACGGTTTTCATAGACAAAAATATATTTTATAAATAAATCCACTATGATAACGATTTACTGCAAGGGAATTATTGTTACGGTGTAAACCGTTTCTCCTATGAAAAAAATATTTTAAAATAATTGTTGCACATTGATGTATCTTGTGGTATATTTAATATCACAGTGATTGAATCAGCTCTTTGACAGCCATGAAAATCCGGTGTTGGCACCACATTTATAAATTTATCATAGACAAACAATTTACATGGGAGAATCACATGAGTATAACAATCAATAAAATCAACTCTCAATCCGATCTGTTTTGCCATTATGACCGTCAGACCAGCGCGCAGGGCTGCTATGTTGAGTTAGACTGCAAAAACGAAACACTGTCAGCATTGTATAATGCTGAAATCGGAAACGCGATACCATTTTCGGTTTACCATGGTCACGACCAGCGATTTGCAATACCACTCCTAACGGTCGATGCTGCAAATAGATTGATGGACGAAATCAAACCGCTGGCCGAGCGTGTTGTCGGTGGCTATAAATCTGAATGGAATGGAAACAATCACGTTGCAGTTTTTACCGACGACGCACAGGCCGCAATCGAGGAGATTACGGAAATATGTGATAACATCGAAAATGATGAGACAAATTCGGTCTCTGAATGGGATTCTGGCGATTGGTTACAGCACGTTATGCACCGACACGATGCCGATGGCGAACAATGCCAATGGAATCAGGCAATAACGGTAGAAATCGACGGATACGGAACAATCACAGCAAAAACTACTGACGACAAACTACTTGAAATGCAACAGGCCATCGAAAACGATCTCGACGAAAAAACGATTTTGAACAATCTAAAAAAATTCTTGATCGAGGAGCGCGACAACTGCATAAACAATACACCCACAGAGGAGGCATAATGTCACCATCAACAGTGATCAATATCCGGCTCGACGAGGAGACGCTCAGGGAATTCACTGAAAAAACGATCCCGGCTGTGCGAAAAAAAACCGGCATCAGGACGATCAGCCGGAACGAGGTAATCGTGCAGGCCATCGAGGAGAAAATTGAAAAAGAAAAAGCTTGACGGCCTTTTTTGCTTACCATTACCACAAATAGTACACAAATAATACACGCATCAAACAAAGGGGCGCATTAAGG